TCCAACTACACCAACCGCAAATCCCGTCTACCGGGAATCAACCACGGAGTTCATTTCGGCCTTCAGGCATGGCTCAAGGATCTGACCGAGAACTTCGAGCGCTTCTTCGCTGCCGACAAGGAAACCGTTGTACAGGAGTACAAGGACGCTACCTCCACCTTCGTCTCTCCCGGTTTTGACCTCTCCCACGTCGAGGCCCTTCACGATCTGGGATACCTGCCACTTCGATTCTCCGGTGTCCCGGAAGGAACCCCTGTTCCCATCGGAGTACCGTCCGTGCTGATTGAGTCCACTCACAAGGACTTCGCATGGCTGGTCAACTACGTCGAGTCCGATTTGTCTGCCGGAATCTGGCACCCTTCCACGGTGGCAACCATTGCATGGAAGCTACGTCAGATCTTCGACAAGGCAGCAGAAGAGACCGGTGGCGCTCCCGAGTTCGTTGACTGGCAGCTTCACGACTTCTCCTACCGTGGACAGGTCAACCGTGAGGCAGCAGCATCTTCCGGTGCCGCACACCTGATCTCCTTCTTCGGCTCTGACGCCGTACCGGCTGTACCCTACGTCAATTATTACTACCCCGGAGAAGACAACGGCCTCATCGCCGCATCCGTCCCTGCTACGGAGCACTCCGTGATGTGTGCCGGTACTCAGGAGGACGAGCTTGAAACCTTCCGTCGCCTGCTGAAGCAGTTCCCTGACGGCATCCTTTCTGTCGTCTCCGATACGTGGGACTTCTTCAAGGTGGTCACCGAATACCTGCCTGCCCTGAAGGACGAGATCATGGCCCGTAACGGCAAGCTGGTCATCCGTCCGGACTCCGGTGATCCTGCCGACATCATTGCCGGTCTCAACACCAACAAAGATTACCGTTTGGATCGAGCTTTTGAAGGTTCAGATGTGCTTCTCAATAATCCGTCCACTGTCAAGGCATCCGAGGCAGAAGAGAAGGGTGCCATCGAACTCCTTTGGGATATCTTCGGCGGTACCGAAAACGAAGCTGGATACCAAGAACTTGACTCTCACATCGGCCTGATCTACGGCGACGGCATGTATGTAGACCGTATCATCGACATCAACCGTCGTCTAGCCGCTAAGGGTTTCGCCTCCACCAACTGGGTTGCAGGCATCGGCTCCTACTCCTACCAGATGGTTACCCGAGACTCGCTGGGTTCCGCTGTCAAGGCAACCTACGTTGAGGTCAACGGTGAGGGCCGGAACATCCAGAAGAACCCCAAGACGGACGACGGCACCAAGAAGTCCGCAACAGGTAAGCTAGCTGTCGCGTCCCAAGCCAACGGCAAGCTCTACCTGATCCAGCAGGCAACTGAGGATCAGATCAAGAACTCCGTCATCCAGCCCGTCTGGGAGAACGGCAAGTTCCTGAAGGAATACTCCTTCGCTGAGGTCCGCGCCAACCTGAAGCGCTGGACCGGAATCCTTGAACGGGCAGGTGCGATCTGAGTCAGGCCGCTAGGGGCTTTCAGGGCACGGTAGGCATCTTGGGGTCGATTGCGATGTTTGTCATAATCTACTCCGAGATGTCTGCCCTTCTCCCTATTCTGGGAGAGGGCGGTACGTATGCACTTCTGTGCTTTGCCCTCTCGTACTTCGGGATGTCCCTCACAGTATTCATAGATTCATTCGAGAAGAAGGAATAAGTGCAAAGATATACACCGGCAGACGTTCCGGACCTTCCGGCAGGATGGGAGATTGAGCTTCACGAGCGTAAGGACTGCACCAATCTCTCCCTCTGGAGGGTCCGGGCCTTGTTGAAACCCTACAAGGAGACATGTGAGGAAAACGACGGCCTGATCTATTCATACAGCCGATACTCGGACGCCTATCTTCCAGTAGGATACACTGAGGAAGATCTAGACGAAGCGATTCAGGAGCTTGTCTGGAAGGCTTACCAGTTAGATGATCTTGTGGAAGAGATTGAAACCAAGTACGGGCTGAACGACCAGATACAGCACCCTAGACCGAGCCGATCCGAATTCTACGGAAAGTTGTTCTAAATGGCGCTAAGCAAAAACACCGCAGTACGTAAGGCCTACGAAGAGGGTTTCTACACCACCCAAGAGGGTGATACGTGGCGCAAGGGTATGGACGGCTGGTTCCTCGTTCACGATGGAGACGATATTATCCTCTCTTGGCACCACCACTTCGTTGAACTGATCGAGAAGGAGAATCCTGAATGAAAAGTTGACGTTCCTCTAAACTAGTGGTATAATAAGGCAAAAGGAGTTTATATGTCAAACGATAATAAGCTTCCGGAACTGCCCCAAGAAACCGCTGACCAGCTAGTGGCCCTCAAGGGAACCAGTACGGAAGATTTCTATGCGCTCGTCAAAGCGCTCAGGATTGAAGGCTGGCCCTTGAGGGCCATAGCATTGCCCTTCTCGGTCTCGCGGACAGCCGCTCAGGGCTGGGAAAAGAAGTACGAGGAAGGGACGCCTCTACCCGAAGTCCCGACTCTCCCGCTCGCACCGAGACAGGAGAGAAAGAACAGTTCAAAGAAATACACGCTCGACCTAGACCAGATCAAAGACCTCCAACGTCTGGCTACCCTCGCATCCGGTGTCAGGCGATATACCGACCGAAACGCACCCTCGCGCAAAGCTGCCGCTGAACTTGAAGCAAAACTCATAGAGTATAGTGATAAGGGTATCTCCCGCACACAGCTTGCCAAGTATTGTGGAGTGTCCGACTCCTCCATCAAACAGCGACTCAGAAAGCATACATAATGTTTACTATCGACGTAGAACCTGCCAACTTTATCTACATTGACCTTTTTCCTGCTACGGTGTATGATGAAAGTCTGGAGTTCGAATCCACCCATGAGGAATACCGTGTGATCGTCACGGACAACCGCCTATACATCCTCGATGACACCATTGACGGCCCGAAGGCCATCATCTCTGAACCGCTGGTTGAGTTCATCGGAAGCAACAAGACGGGCTACCTCGTCTATACGGAATACCGAAGCTTCCAGATTGAACGTGCCCAGAACTGCGGCTGTGGTTCCCGACTAAGACAACCACGTCCGTTCGACGGAGTACCTTTTATCGCCAGATTAGAAAGAAAGTAAAGGAAACAATGCCCCCAAAAGCACCGAATTTCAACACGTCGCTTCACGGAACGATCCAGACCGGAGACGCTGTACAGACCGGCTGCATCTGGTGCCTCAGTGAAGGCCTTACTGCCCCAGCAGAGAACCATGTAGCCTACTTCTATCAGGGGACATCCTACTGCGGCAAGCACCTAAAGGCGACGTTCCAGCAGGCACAGGAGGGCAAATGAGTGCTGTCAGGTTCATCTCCGACATCCTAGCCACCTACCGGCTGACCAAGCTTGTCATGGAGGACAGAATCACGGAGGATTTTCGGAACCTGATCTATTCAAAGTTCCCGAAGGATTCAATGCTGTCCTATCTCATCGGGTGTTCGTGGTGCGTCTCGATCTGGGCGGGGCTGACCATCTTTACACTACGAAGAGTCAGTCCCGAGACCGCAGATATTGTGTCCGGACTTCTCGCTGCGTCCGCAGTAACGGGCATAGTATACACCAAAGGACTCGACCAGTAAAGTTATGGTAGTCTATCTTCGTGGTAGAATTGAGGGAATAGCTCTCAATTCTTCCACGGAGAAGACATGCCAAAATCAATCTTTAACAAGCTGGGAACTGCAACAGGTTCCCTAGCTCCTGCCGTGACCGCATCCGCTGCGTACAACCACCCGCGTACTCTGACCGCTTCTGCTGCGCGTATCGACATGAAGAACAAAAAAGAGGTTGATGCTATTGCCAAGAGGCGTCAACAGGATAAGTGGCAGGAGGAGGCATGGGAGTACTATGACCTCATCGGTGAGATCAAGTATGTCGCCAACCTCGTCTCCTCTCAAATCTCCCGTGTCAACCTCTATGTGGGCTACGTTGATAGGACTTCCAACGTACCGTCCATCATTGATGATGTCAAGGGTCTTGACCCTGATTTCGTACAGGATGCAAACGATATCCTATACATGCTCGAATCCGGAAACGGCGGAACCGCTGGACTTCTCCGCACCGCTGCGCTAAACCTCTTCATCGCTGGTGAATGCTGGCTGGTCCGTGAGCCTGCCAAATACTCTACCGGAGAGCCTGACCGTTATCAGATCCGATCCGTGGAGGAGATCACCGCAACCAATGGCAAGAACAAGCAGGTTGCCATTAAGCCGCGACGAAACGCCAAGCCAGCGGATTACACCATTCTTCCCCCCAATGGATTCGCAACCCGAATCTGGCGTAACCACGGACGCTTCTCGGATGAAGCTGACTCATCGATGCGCGGTGTCCTAGACACCTGTGACGCGATTCTCCAGCTTGACCGTTCCGCTGTGGCTGCTGCCAAGTCCCGCATGAATGCCGGTATGCTGTTCATTCCGGACGGCCTGTCGAATGCTTCCCAGTCTGACGGTGACACTGGTGAGAACGGCGAGATTGCCGACCTGTCCAACGACGTGGACGAGAGCTTCGAAGAGGAGCTTATCGCCGGATTCATGACACCTGTCGAGGATGCCACTTCCGGCGCTAGCCTTATTCCGACGATGGTCCGTGGCCCTCAGGATCTCGGTGAGAAGATCCGCCACATCTCCTTTGAGCGTTCCGTTGATCCCCAGCTTAACCAACTTGGCAAGGATCTCCTTGACCGCCTCCTGTCCGGTCTTGACATCCCGAAGGACATTGCCCACGGCATGTCTTCTGTCAAGTACTCGAACGCTATCATTATTGAGGAACAGCTTTACAAGGCCCACATTGAGCCGCTGATCCTATTTATCGTAGACTGCCTCACTATCGGATTCCTCCGTCAGGCCCTCCGCAAGCAGGGCTGGCCCGAGAATTTGGTCAACCGTGCGGTAGTCTGGTACGATCCTACAGCGATCACAGCAAAGCCTTCCAAGGCTGAAGCTGCGATGTCTCTGTACCAGATGAAACTTCTTGGTGCTGAGGCTGTGCTTCGCGCCAACGGGTTCGCTCCCGAGGACGGTCCAACCGAACTTGAGAGGGTGCAGCGCATGGCCGAGGAACGTGCAATTCTCTCCGACGCAATGTCTGAGACCCTTCTGGACAGTATTATTCCAGAGGAACTAAAGAACAAAGCGCGGGAGCAAGCTCTCGCAATGTCAGATCCAGCAAGCGCCAATGCCCTACAGACCGCCCTTGGGGGTGAGCCAACAGCGCCGGAAGCGGGAGCGCCATCTGATACAATAGAACCAACACAAAGTAATGAGCAAGCCCCTCCGACACTGATGGAGCCTTAGTACATGGCATGGAATATTAGCAAGGCCAAGCGCCGCGCTCTCGTAGCCCTCCAGCTACGTGACAAGAATGGTCGATTCATTGAGATGGGCAAGGGAGTAAAATGGTACTCCACTAAGCACAAATCTGTTGTTTCCGGTGTTGTCGAAGACGGCAAGGATTCACGCGCTGCTGTCCGTATGACTACCGGACCCGACAAGGGTAGGCTAGTCTATGTTGAGGCAAGTCAGATCGAGGTTATCGAGTCCAAGGCTTCCCTGAAGCCTCAGGGTGCCCCTGCCGCAAAGTCCGGAGACGCCGACGCCTCCGCTCCTTCGGCAACCATCCCGAACCCCAAGGATGATCCGGATTACGACGCCACGATGGAGAAGTACGGCGATAAGGAAGGGGAGTTCAAGCCTCTTCTTTCGGTGAGCAAGACTCCTGACGGCAACACCTACATTACCGCCCCGGAAGGTGCGGAGCTTTACACTCCTGCCAAGGAACTGGCTGTCGGGGATGAGATCATTGCACCTGATGGTGCCGACCCCAAGAAGCCATTCTCCATGGGCAAGGCATGGCCC